ATTGTAGAGAATGTACAAGTATCCGACTTGTTGGCAAACATTGGTGGTCCTAGTACGTCCTCCCTGTTCAACATAGCATCAGATATAAACTTACCTTCGCTGAACTTGCCTGATTTTAACTTACCAAGTTCAGACTTTAATCTTCCTCCTGTACCTGAATGGCTAAAGAATGCTTATGAGAGTGTAGAAGCACCTATACAGAATGCCTATGAAAATGTAGAGGGGGCGATTCAAAAGGCATATGAGAGCGTAGAGAAACCAGTACAAAATGTTTATGAGAACGTAGAAGGTGCTGTACAGGACGTTTATGAGAATGTAGAGAAACCCGTGCAGACTGCTTATGAAAACGTAGAAGGTAAGGTACAAGACGCATACCAGAATGCCGAAGGGTTTATTCAAGATCTGTTAAAGCCTGTTTCTAATCCCTTAGATGAACTGCCAAAGACGGATGTTCCAAATGTAAACACACCTAATTTTGATCTACAAAAGCTCTTTGCAGGTCTCTTTGGTGCAGGGATGTTGGCAAGACCTCAACAGGCAGCTCAGGCTTATTCTTCTCCTGAGTACAAACCTTTCATGGCTTCCATAGATTACAACCCAAATATACAACAACTGACACGTATTGCAGCTTCAGACCCTTTGTCTATTCTTTTGCAAGAGTTTTATAAAACTAGAGGTACAGCATGAACTATCTCACTTTGGTAAATAATGTTCTCCGTAGGATTAGGGAAGATGAGATCACAACGATCAATCAAAGCCCCTATGCAGCCTTGATTGGTGATCTTGTAAATGATGCTAAGACCTCCGTAGAGCATTCTTGGGACTGGACTGCCCTTAGAACCACTGTAACTATCACCACAACGGCAGGTGTCAATGAATACACCTTGACTGGCTTTGGTGATGACTTCAAGTATCTTAAGTTTCTTGATAACACAAATAAGACCACTATTGAGTATCAAGCTAAGGACTGGGTTGACATACAGAACAATATTGCTAGTACTCCCCTTCAAGGGACGCCAACGTACTTTAGTTACACCAATGCAGACTCCAATGGGGATATGAAGATTGTTCTGTACCCTACGCCTGCCGCAGCGTACACCTTGAAGTTCTATGGTGTTGTTCGTCAAGCACCCTTGGCACTGTCAACGGATGTCATCAAGGTGCCTTGGATGCCTGTGATGCACCTTGCAGTTGCCTTTGCCTCTAGGGAACGAGGAGAGACTGGCGGTACTAGTACACCGGAATACTTTGGTATTGCAGATAAGTACCTTGCTGATGCTATTGCATTGGATGCTGCATACCACCCTGAAGAAACAATTTTCAGAGTAGTCTAAATGTCACAACCACTACAAGTAGTAAATCTAGTAGCACCTGGCTTTAGGGGGCTTAATACGGAGGATTCCGTCCTTTCGATGGACTCCTCCTTTGCCACCTATGCAGACAACTGTGTAATTGACAAGTACGGTAGAATCTCTGCAAGGAAGGGATATTCAGTTATCACTACCTCAGCAACCCCTCTGGGGTCTGGTTTCATTCAGGCAGTCAAGCAGTTCAGAGACTCCGCAGGCAACACAGTTATCTTTTCAGCAGGTAACAATAAGATTCTAAGGGGCACCACGACCTTAACTGATGCCACCCCTGGGTCTTACACGATCACTGCAAATGCTTGGAAGATTGTAAACTTTAACGATCATTGCTACTTCTTCCAAAGGGGCTATGAGCCTTTGGTGTACAGCAACACCCTCGGTGCTGTTACCAAGATGTCCAGTCATCCTTCCTACTCAGCCACTGTGCCCTATGCACATGAGGTGCTTGCAGCCTATGGTCGTCTATGGGTAGCTGATACAAGTTCCAATAAGACTACGATCTATTGGTCTGACTTGCTTAATGGTCAGAAGTGGTCTGGTGGTACTAGTGGGTCTATTGATATCACTAAGGTATGGCCTGATGGTTATGATGAAATTGTAGCCTTGGCTGCACACAACAATCTTTTGATTATCTTTGGTAAGCACAGTATTATCTCCTACAAAGGGGCTGATGCTCCTGCCACTATGGAACTGTACGATACCGTAGCTGGTGTAGGTTGTGTTGCAAGGGATTCAGTCCAGTACACGGGGACTGATGTTCTCTTTATGAGTTACTCTGGTCTGAAGTCATTTGGTAGGACTATTCAGGAGAAGTCACTCCCGCTAAATGATTTGTCTAGAAACATAAAAACTGATATAATTAAACTTATACAAACTGAAACAGGACAGATTACTTCTGCGTACAGTCCTGAAAACTCTTTCTACCTTGTATTCTTTCCCACAAGCAGCATTGTATTCTGCTTTGACATCAAAGGAACCCTTGAGGATGGCTCTTATAGGGTTACTCGATGGCCTACCAATAAGTTAAGATGCTTTGAGAGACTTGTAGACGGCACTCTATACATTGGTACTTCCTCCGGTATAGCCGCCTACTCAGGCTACTTGGACGGCACAGCAACTTATATTATGAAGTATTACAGCCCCCACTTGACCTTTGGGGACTCTTCTAAGATTAAGTTTCTCAAAAAGATGAAGCCAACCATCATTGGAGGTAACTCAACAACACTTACGTTCAAATGGGGTTATGGTTTTAATGACTCATTCAGTTCCTATGCTGTCAGTTTGGAGAACTACGGTGCTTTTCCTTTTTATGGGAATGCTCAGTTTAACGTAGCAGAGTATTCCGGTGGTTCTCAGTACATTGTTCCCAATATTAACACAAACGGGAGTGGAACTAATATTGTTGTTGGAATGGAAGTTCCTGTAACTGACCAAATATCCTTGCAGGAATTCAACATCTTTACCTTGATTGGCAAAACTTATTAACTTGGAGATCTTAATATATGTCTTGGTCTGATGTCTTCGGTGGTCTTTTTAGTGGTATTGGAAATAACATAGGTGCCATAGGTCAAGGGGCAGGTCTCCTTGGTGGCGGTGCTTTGGTTAATGAAGCATATCAAAACATTGGTGATGTTGGTCAGAGTGCTTTGGAGAGATCCAATGCACTTGCTCAACAAGCCCTTGGTCAAACACAGTTTAGACCCTTCACAGTAACCACGGGTCTTGGCAATCTTCAGGCAACCCCTGAAGGTGGCTATGGTATGACCCTTAGCCCTCAACAGCAGGCACTACAAGATCAACTCTTTGGTGGTGCCCAAGGGTTCTACAACCAAGCTACACAGCCCCTACAGCAGCGTACACAGGATGTCTATAATCAACTGAGGGCAATGCAAACCCCAGAGGAACAAAGGCAGCAGCTAGCCCTTGAAGAGCGTCTTATGGGTCAAGGACGCCTTGGTCTCAACACGGCACAGTTTGGTGGATCACCCGAACAGTTCGCACTTGCTAAGGCACAGGAAGAAGCAAAGAACCAGGCAGCCTTTGCTGCTATGGAACAAGCACAAAGAGAGCAAGCTCAGGCTGCTGAACTGGGTAGACAGTTCCAGACTGGTGGATATCTCCCAATGAATGCTCTTATCTCAGCATACAACCCAGGTCTCCAAGGTGCTCAGTTGGCTTCCGAGATGCAACGGGGAGGAGCTGGATTGTTTGGTGAAGCTGCTATGGGTGGTATCAATGCCTTGCTGGCAAGCCGTCTTGCACAGGGCAACCTTGCTGGTCAGATTGGTCAGGCACTCCTTGGTGGAACCATGCAGGGCATGTTGAGTCAACAGCAAGAGTCTGGGGCTAGTGATCTTGGAGCACTTACTGGAAGATTCTTTGATTGGCTTGGTGGTCTTGGTGGTGGTAACAATAACAATATGCAAGCAGGGTCTGGGACATAAGGAGATAAATAATGGCATCAATCAGTGAATCTTTAATCCAAGGGCTTCTTCAGCCATCTCTCAACTTTCAAAATCTCCAAGAGCCCCTTGGGATGATCCTTGGTGGAGCACAAGCACAGAAGGCTAGAGAGGAGAGACAGAAGGGTTTGATGACTCAAGCTATGGGTGCTACTGACATGAATGCTTTCCAGCGTCTTGTTCAGCAACAAGCTAGAACCCCTGAAGAAATGCAGCAGGCTATGGCTGCTTTTAATGCCGCACAGCAACAACGCACTGCTGAGCGAGAACAAAAGAGGCAAGTGGCTACTGAGCTTGAGCAAGAGTCAGAATTGATCAATGCACGCCTTGCTGCTCAGGACATTGCAAGAAGTAATGGTGATTATGGTCGTGCCCGTGCCCTACGGACGGCACCTATGGCATCAGTTCAGAAGTACATTGAAAGTCAGTTTGATGACAAAAACCCAACACTAGTTAGCACTTCAGGAGGTGTTGCTTATTGGGATCGTAAGCAGAAGAGACTAGTATTCGAGCCTACAGGGGGGGCTGGTGATGGGGGTGGTGCTCCTGGCGCTTCTCCTGGTGGATTTGATCCAGACGCAAATTCTAAAGGGCAACGAAATTACACAACCCCTGACGGCAGGGTTTTGAGTCTTAGTTTTTACGATGATGGAACTGTTGTCTACGAAGGAAAAAGAGTTCTTCCTGACTCAGTAGGACTTGTTCAGGTTAATAAGCCAGAAAGAACTGCATTCATAGAAAGAATGCAGAACGAAGCAGATGAAAAACAAAGAGCCGCTGCAGGTATGGCTACAAAAGCAGAGAGTGCAGCGGAGATTATGAAAGATGCTGGTATTTTCGACAGAGGTGTTTTGGGTAGATTAACAGGAACAGCCCTTGAAGCCGCTGGACGAGGTAATGAAATCACTGCTGCTCGAAGAGATCTTGCAACTTTGGCTGGCTCAGAAGCCCTTAGATATCTTCCGCCTGGTCCTGCTTCAAACGCTGACCTTTTGTTTGCAATTAACATGGCTCAGAATCCTCAAGATATGAATGAGGAACAACAACAACGATTCCTTAGAGGGTATGCTGCGGCTAGAAGAGCAGAAGCAGAATACTATCAAAGAATGAAAAGCCATATTAGTCAAAAGAGCACCTTGGAAGGCTTTGCTGAAACTGAGGAGCTTAACGCTCTTGAGCAACAAACTGAAGCAAACAACAATACAATTGTAGATATTGTTGGTTCTTCTAATGCAAAAGGACTAGTAGTAATCAACCAGGGTTTTCAAAAGATAGCCAATGATACCGATATGTCCCCAGAACAGAAAAAGAAAGCTATCAATGATATAGTAGTAGCTAACGCAGGTAAGCTAAAAGAAAAGGGACGTGATGCTTTTCAAAAGTTAGCTGAGGCTTATAAACAAAACATCGACAACGAAGCTCAAATACCTTCCCTTAGAAGAAGGATCTCTGACTTTAACAGGAGAAATCCCTGATTATGGCTAATCAAGAGTTTTTTGACCAAGCAGCATTTGATGCGGCTTTGGACGAAGATAATGAAATGCTCACCACTACTCAGGAAGACGCTAGGACTGAGAAGAGCCTTGGGGATACTGAGTGGAATTTGGATAATGGTATTGCTTTAGCTAGGGCATTTGCCGAAGGTTTTACTTACAACGGAAGCACGCACGTGGAGGTAGCTACCCGTTCTGCACTAGAGAAAGCACTTGTTGCAGGAAATAGTGAAGATTATACAACTATCTACCAAAGAAACCTTAAGCAGTACAAAGCTGATCAAGCAGCAGCAGAAGAACGAATAGGTGGTGCAATGCTTGCGGCAGAGCTTGCTGGTGGTATTGCCACACCAGTCCCTTTTGCAAAAGCAGGTCTCATAGGAAGGGCTGCAACTTCAGCAGGTCTAGGTGGTGTTTCAAGTGCTTTAGATGAAACATCTGTAGAGGGTGCAAAGGAGGCAGGTGTTCAGGGTGCTGCTTTGGCTGGAGGGATCACTGCTGGATTGGGTGTGATCGGTAAAGGTGTAAATTATTTAACTAAAAGAAACATCGAAGCTGATCTTCTAAATGAAGACGGCTCTTTCAAGCCTATCTTTTTAGCACCACAAACGGACGGTTTTACAGGAGGATTTCAAAAACTGTACAGAAACGTGTTGGGCAATGCTCCTGTTTCAGGGCGTATTCTTAAAGAACAACAAGAAGCAACCCTTGATCCTGCTAGAAAACTTGTTGAAGAAACAAAAGCAGCAGCAAACGAAACACAACAGGAAGCACTTGACGCTATAAAAGAAGATCTTAAGGCGGTGAGAGAAGCAGGAAGAAGTGAAGCAGCCTTGACTCAAGATTCTATTAACACTCTTATTGGTAAAGGACCAACGAGTGCTGTTTCTGCAAAAACCGCTCAGACAGTAAGAGAAGCAACAGATGCCGTCAATTTCACTTTTAGAAAACTTGCGTTTATGGGGGCTGCTCCAACGAATGTTGATCCAAAAGCATTAAAGGAGATTGAAGATCTTCTTAAAGAAAACCCTCGGGGAGCTATGGTTGTGTTGGATAGGCAGTGGAGGGAGAAAGGCTTTACTCCTTTCTTCAATTCAATCCCAGACACGGCTCAAATAAGCAGAGGTAATATCCTCACTGCCTTTAACAACAAAGTTAATGAAGACTCTACTTTGGTTTCTGCTTTGAGGGAAGGCAAGGTAACTCGAAGTCTTGGTGATATCTTTGAGGATATGTTTTCCGGTGGCGCTGTCAGAGGTATGCCCCTTGATAGAAAAGGTGTAACTGGTCGTAGGGCAGCTACAATGGGCGATTCGCCTATCACTGGTTCAGATATTGGTTCTGCTTATGCTCGTCTTGGGACTCTTATTAGTAAAGAAGCAGACCCTGCAACTCGATCAGTATACTACAAAGCACAGGAAACACTTGTTGATCTTCTTGAACAAAATCTTCCAAAGAATGAGTTCAGGAAATTTCTTAATGAAAAGAAAAAGTGGAAAACACTTCTTGCCGTTAGAGATGCAACGGAATCCACAGGATTTGACACAGGTGTCAGAGGGAATTGGGGGGCTGATGATTGGCTTACTTCTGTAAATCGACTTGGTAAAACCAATGCAAGGTATGGGACAGGACCATTGGTTAAGGAAGCTGAAGGAGTTGTTGATACAATTAGAGCAAGCGAGCGTCCTATAACTAATGCCATTAGAGCTTCTTTTGCTACTAGAGTAAAGGCAATGGAAGACAGATTAAAGCAAGCTAAAGCAGACAATGAAAGGCTTATCAAGCAAAAGCAAAAGGAATTAGCAAACGCTAAAAGAAGTATGCCCTGGGACCCTAGTTCCGCTGAAAGAGCAGGTGCAGCGATGTCCGCTCTTGAAAAAGCAAATGAGAAGTTGTTTATTGCTAATAAAACTCTTGAGGATTTCAATAGGCTTAAGATAGCAGAAATGCCTTCTTTCATGCAAGAGATGGCGGCTTTCAACCTTATGAAATCTGGTTTTGTTGCTTTTACTGGTACTTCCGGTGCTGCTGCTGCCTTTGGTGCTTCTCTTCCACAAGCAACCCTTGCTGGATTAGCAACCGTTGGTGGTCTAAGGGGAATGGCTTCTCCAAACACTCAAAGGTTTATTGCAGGTCAGACAGGGGCACAGCAGGCGATACAGAGAGGTATCAACAGTCGAGGAGGTCAGATGGTTAATCAGATCCTTGGTAGTAATCTACCCATCGTAACTGCTGGTATGCTCACTGGAGAACAGCAATGATCAAAAAATCAGACCTCAAATGTAACCAACCAAAGAGAACCCCAGGTCACCCTAAGAAGTCTCATGTTGTCAAAGCATGTGAGGGTGGTAAGGAGAAGGTCATTCGATTTGGTGAGCAAGGAGCAAAGACAGCAGGCAAACCTAAGAAGGGTGAGTCTAAGGAGATGACACAAAAGAGAAAGAGCTTTAAGGCACGACACGGAAAGAACATTGCAAAGGGTAAAAGTTCAGCAGCTTATTGGGCTGATAAGGTGAAATGGTAATGCCAGGTCTTTACGAGAACATTCATAAGAAACGTGCTAGGATTGAAGCAGGTAGTGGTGAGCGAATGAGGAAGAAGGGTTCCAAAGGAGCACCCACAGAAGAAGCCTTTGAGAAGGCAGCTAAGACAAGAAAGAAGAGGAGCAAGTAATGTTCAAGGTTTGCAAAGGATGCCCTAGCCCAGCTAAGTGTAAGAAGGCAGGGAAGTGCCTTAAGAAGGCTACTCAGGAGAAGGTGAAGAGTTACAAATAGTCGGCACTTATTGATAAGTAACGACAAAACGTAACACAAAAACAAGGGGGGCACTAAGCCCCCTTTGTCTTTCTCTAGTCCACTAAAGTGGATCTTTGATAAACTCTATCTCACAGGCATTACCCACACAGGCTAGAGTTTGTGCCCCTTCGGTATTGTCAGACATCTCTTGGATGTCCCAATCAATCTCTTTGGGCATTGTCTCTATACCAATCAAGTAAGCCCCCTCACTGATCTCCTCATAGGGAGCCTGTTGGTAGGTGTGCTCTGAGAAGGGCAGGAAGCTAATCCCCGATACTTCATCAAAGTTGTTGTAGATCCACTGACCTACCTCTAGGAACTCACTGTCCTTGTAGTACACCGTCTGTGACACTTTGTGTTCACACCAATAGTTCTGGTACAGGCTGTTCAGCTTCAACTGATCCATAGCGGACTGCTTGGAAGCCATCACAGAGCCCTCAGGAGCCTTTTGGTAGAAGGTGAATACCTTGGTAGTGGGTGAGGTCACATCAATCTCCACAGGCACCCCA